CCATAGTATTTCTCAGGTACCTGCTTTGTTTTCCATACCCTGGTATGGTTATAGTTAAGTGGCACCTTGATCTCAACGCCTTTGTGTTCACTTTCAATGACACCATCTGGGCTACAACCAATAGGGTAATCATTGTGTTTAATAAACCCTACTGCTTCAACATTATAATCTGTCATTTGCATATACTTTTGTAAGGCTTCAGGTTCTAAATCTGTGCCACGTTTCATAGGGGCAGAGATCCTTTCCTGAGAATCAAAGGCTTGTTCTAAAAATCTACTTTCACTTTGCCTTAGTCCAGCAAGAACAGTGTTGTAATAATTTTCTTTGGCTGCTTCAGTGTATGGCTTACCGTTTGGTCTTACAAAATTACCAATGCTGCTCCCAGTAAATACACCCTTACGCATCAGATACCATTCTGCTGTGCGCTGTTCCATGTAATGCCACGTACTGTTTGTTCCTAATATTTCTGTCATGGATTCCTCCTTAAAAATTTTATCCATATTAAATGCAAGATGATCGACAAGCTGACAACGATTGCTGATCTCACTAATGTTATTAAATGACCACATTGTCATACCAATCCTCATCCATAGTATCTACACGCCTATAGACATCTTCATTGTTACCTTTTTTATTCTTGCGCTGACCAACAATATAAATTTGTTTTTTCTTTTTTAAGTCAGATAATCTCGCTCGAACTGATACAACATCTGCTCCTAAATCTTCAGCTAATTCTGAACCTGTCTTTAAGTTTCTTAAAAGTTCAGCCAGTATTTGCTTGCTCATATTAGGTGCAAACTTTTTTGCTTTCTCATGCGCTTCTGCTCTGGTATCTATCATCGCCACTCCTTGATAAATGTTTCACATAATGTTGAACATCTACCTTTGGAGTAACCCAAATGTAATAGAGAACTAATTGCTTCTTTCAGTGAGAACTCACAATGTTCCTGATGTAGTAGTTGCCGGGAGAACTCAGCCAGGCTTTGCGAATCATCGTTGCCTGCGTCATCGTCCATCATGTAGCTAACGTTTATATCTCTTAGATCTGTCATAAATATCCTCCTTATAAATTATTTATAACACCCTTAGTATAGTCATATCTGATATCATTGCAATATGAATAAGAAACAAAATGCAGAAAATTTAGAACCACTATTTATTAGGTTGCCTAAAATTCTAAAAGACCAGGTCCAGGACCTCGCCAGGGAAAGGGGTGTAAGCAATGCTTTATTGGTTGCTTCACTTTTAGACCAGGCAATTAATGGTGTCTCCCTGGAACCTAAAGAAAATGTTAGCACCTGGATCAATAGACATCATTGATTAGTTTTATTATTGAAACCAAACCTATCCCGAAAGGGCGCCCACGTTTTACACGTACCGGCCATTCTTACACCCCGAAACGTACCAAAGATTATGAAAAATTAATTTCAGACACCGCCAGGGAACACATTTCCCAGGATCAATGCCTGGATGTTCCCGTTGTAGTTAATGCTTGTTTTAATTTTGCCATTCCTAAGAGCTACAACGCCCTAAAAAGGCAAGATTGTTTATCGGGTATGGTCTTACCTGCTGCGGACCTGGATAACCTCTTAAAATCGCTATTAGACGGCCTTAATAAAATTGCTTTTACTGATGATACCCTGGTGCAAAGAATCAAGGCGCAAAAAAAATATGCGCATAAGGATTTTATTGAAGTTGAAATAAAAAAATGCCCCGCTTTTTAGGGCGGGGCTAAATGCCTATATAGAATAGGCAACGGGGGAATGTTTTAATTTAATTTAATAATAACCCTTTTTCAATAATTAAATCATGTAATTTTCCAGATTTAGTAGCCTTCTCAATGATCCTTTTGGCTTTATTAACTTTTGTTTGACTTAAAGACATCCCAATATCTTGAGCCGCAGATAACATTTCCTGCCCTAATTCCTCAGTGGGTGCAGTTATTGATAAAGAGAGCGCCAGCACAAAAGCATTGTAAGTTTGATCTTTCATTGTCTTTTTCCTTTGTTGTAATTTTCTAAATGTTTATAAACAATATCCATTCCTGAACTTGAAATGAACCAGGATTCAACGCCACCATGTAAACATAATCCAGCGTTTGCATGATTGCTCTTGCTTTCTAGTAAGGTACTCAGATAATAACTTGATACAAACTGTCCTAAATGCTTTCCTTCTTTTGGGTTGTAAAAGTTTTCAGAACTGGTGTCATAAAATCTTACAATGGGATCGCCTGGGAAGTGTGTATCGTCCTCATTTGGATCAATAGTCATGTGCCACGTAATACCACTGCCAGCAAATAACTCTTTATCGTTTACCTGGTAGATTTTATCGTTCATAATTTAACCCCCCATGATGGGCAAAAGTAACCACGCAAAACCGGCCATCCCTACCCATAAGGCAAAGCCGGCAATTGCAGCCAAGATAGAAACCCATAAGGGTTCCACTTCGTTATTGATATATCTGTTTTTATTTTGATGCTTCATTATTTTCCTCCTTAATAATATTCAGCGATTGGCAAAGCGTCATATTGTTCCTGGTCTAATACTATACAAGGAAAAAGACAGGTCCCCTCGCTTCCTCTGTTTAAAAGCATTGTTTCTTCGCCGCCCTGGGTTGTGTATCCTTTTTTATTGTATTCATCCCTGGATACAAAAACCTTGATAGCGCGCTCTTTAGGGCTATTAAAATGGCATATTTGTTCTTTTATTACTTTCATTATTCCCCCTTATTTAGTTAATACGTAATAGGTACCGCAACAGTTATAAACCTCATAACCGTAGTAACCATCAAAATTGACAGGCTCAAACCAATTGCGGCCACTTCTTACAATGTGCGTGCCCTTATAGCCTAAATCATGCCTGGATAACCTATCCTGGGGCAACGGTTCCGCCCTGGTAATAGATTGATCGTGATAGCTTTCTATCCCGTCCGTCATACCGTCAAATTTTGACTTGGTTTTAATATAAAGATTGTCTTTATTTTTTCTGACAAATGCTTTAATGGTTGATAGTGTGATTTTTTTCTGTGTGTTAGTCATTATTAATTCCCTCCGTTAAATAATTGGATAAAAGACTGGTTCTTTTTTGCCTTGAAATATAAAAGTTTTTTGACCTCTCCAAACTGCGCTAAAATGTTTAGATTGGTATTCATGGCATAATGCACATATTGCTTTATAGTCAGCTTCCGGCAAGTCCTGGCTAAATTGAATAGTCAAGCCCTCCCTTAATGCTTTCTTTGCATCTTCTGGTAATGTAAATTTATTCATTGTTTCCTCCGTTAAATTAATTGTTTATTTAATCTGATATCTAATATAACATAGATATATATAACCTTGTCAACTATTTATCTCTATTTATTTAAAATAATTTATCAATGGAATTTAAACCCTTAAGAAACAAAGACTTACGCAAGTATTCCATAGTACCGATCAGGGCTATAAAACTCCTGGCTGATAAAAAAATCCCGCAAACTGCGTTTAATGTCCTGGTTGTCATGTGCTGTTATACAGATCAAATCGGCCGCACCTGGGTAAGTCAACAACGCCTGGCCGATGAGTTAAACGTGACCAGGGAAACCATTAATAGAAATTTAAAAAAGTTACGTGATACAGGATTATTGACCAGGGTTAAAAAACAATTTAAAGACCAACCCACTAGAACTTATAGAGTTATATATCAAGAGGACATAATTAGCGTAGAGGATGCCAGGGGGACACTCAACGCCAGGGAGTTATTAGAGCTGACAGAAAAAGAGGATGAATTTAAAAAGGTGTGTGACGCTCAGAGGATCACAGAGGATAAAGGGGGTGTGACGCCTAGGGATCACAAGGAGTGTGACGCTATAGGATCACATAAACGACTTATTAACGACTATATATATAATAATAATAGTGTGACGGTTGAAAGAAGTTTAGTTATAAAATATTTAGAAAGATTTAAAAACTTAGGTCAAAGTCTAGGACAAATGAGAAATTATAACTTAAGAGATATTGAAGTTATGAGTAACTGGGTTAGAGAAGGCCTAGAAATGAAAGATTGGCTAAATATCTTAGATGATCATTTAAAATATTGTAGAAGTACCAGGAGACCGATAGCCTACGCCCTGGGATACTTTAAGCAACCGGTACAGAAAGCATTGAATAAAAGTCAAAGTCAAAAGATAAACCAAACCATTAAAGATTTATCTAATAAATTTAAAAGTTAGACCAGGACGCCAGGAATAATCGTTGTTTAATGATTCTGATTATCATTTTAGATTCATTTTAAAAAGGCACCCCTTGCCCCCCTGGGGCAGCGCATTATATACATCCCCCCCACAAAAATATTTTCCCGTTTTTTCATAAACAGTGTTAAGATATCGTTTTCAACTAGGAAGGAGATCAAATGCCTGAAACATACGACAACACAAATACAATCGTTATTTGGGAGAACCAGTACAAGGTGGAACCTAAGGATCCTGACTTTAGAGCT